TCTGATTCTTCCTCAGAAACTACTTCTTTATCTTCTTCAGTAGCTAATTCTTTATCTTCTTTATCCGTACTTTCTTCAGAATTCTTATTCTCTTGCTCTTCCTTTCTCAGCCTCGCAAGCCCTTCCATAGGGTCTTCATCACTGTCTAAAATTTCATCCCTTTCATTACTCATCTTCCGAACCCTCTTTAGGAGATATGGCGTATTCGTAGCTGTCAGCTACATACTTCAAATAATTAGTTAAATGACTAACGGCAATCAACCTTTCAATAATTTGAGGACGTTCGCCTGATTCAATAACTTGAGGTATTGACAACATATCGATAGAACTTTTTGAATTATTTTCGATATACCCTTCTGTAATTAATAGTTTAAAATTAGGGTCTTCTTTCAACTCCTTAAGGGCTTCTCCGTATTTAATATACTGGCTTAATACTTCTTCATTCTCTTGTGTATCGTCCATCACGTTTCCTTATAAAGTTTGTGTATCCGAATATAGGGTATTCCTAACTGTACTTTATGTCAATAAACCTATAACCCTAAGCTATTAGCAAGACTAGGGCCTTGTTTTAAAATAGCACTATCTCTGTCATGGTCCTTTTCTAACATTCTTTCCTCAAACTGTATTCCAGAAGCCCTATCGGTAAACTCCAAGTCTTTAAGATCAGCATCAGACTTTAGAGATTGTGTTTTAGCAATGTTTAGTTGAGCAGCAGTTTCTTTTACACGCTTATCAACCTCATTTTCAGACGTTCTTGAGTTTCTTTCTCTTATTTCTGCTTCTAGTTTGAGTAATTCAAGTTCTTTAATTTTTTGCTGTATAGGATCGGGGGTAGGTTCATAATTCTTAATAGCTTCAGCAAGATCAGGCAGCCTGTTAAGTCTGAAGAATTCGGCAATAGCCATATTTCGTACACCTTCATCAACAAACTGGGCAGCCGTTTGAAATACGTAAGCAATTTGTGATGCCTTACTGGACATATCTTCAGCAGTAGATACTTCTATATGAACGTCTATCGCTCCTTCGACATCTAAATCTTTGTAAGGTACAAAAGGCTTATTAGTAATTCTGGTAACCTCTTCTGGGCTAAGGAATTCGCTGTTATAAGCCATCCACTTACGTATAAGCTTTTTAATAAGGTTTTCAGAGATGTTTCTTATAATGTCCAGTTGTCGTACAGAAGCAGCGTCTAAGGCTCCCCTAGCGGATGTGGCTGTACTTCCAAGACCTGTACCTGTTATACCACCAGCAAACGACTTACTACCCGACAAGCTCTCTGAATCGTTGTTAATGAGATCAAGCATATGAAATACAGAACTAGGCAGTTGGTTATAAGAACCTTGATAAAAATTGCCTTTGTTTCCTCTAAACTCAAACCTCTGTCCATTAAGGAATCTTTTTCTATTTAGCCTATCCGGGAACGCATCAATCGGAATACCGACTTGCCCATTATTGGAGTTGGCCATATTGTCTATGACACCTCGCTTAATAGATGTAGATAATTTTTGATTGTCTCCAATAAGCTCTGCGGAACCTTCACCGTATATGCCAAAAGGTTCAACACCATTGCCTACAAGAATAAAGGGAATTTTTTTATCAGGAAGAGGATTCTCCCTTGCTTGTATGATTGTATCTTCTACCCATGAGAACACGACAGGCTCAGCTACTCCGTCATTGTCTACATCAAAGTTACCCCAGTACTCCCTTACTACTACCTTCTTCCTTGCCACATCCCTGAATACAAAACCCGTATCGTCATTGGGATCAAAAGAAGTATCCGAAATACCCTGCGACAACTTCTTGGCAACTTTTTCCAGATTTTTATATTTTTTAGCTTTTCTTAAAGTGCTTAAGTCAGTTTCGTATTCATGAATAACAAATTGAGCTTTATCTAAATCACCTAGACAAGTAGGATCAACATAGATATCTTCTAGCCTACAAACCTGAGCGCTGGGTTTATTAACAATAACAGTAATATCGTCTATTAATTTCTCACCTACTACTACAATTTCACCCGTAAAAGGATTTACTTCTGTTACAGGAATTTTTACTTTTTCTACTTTATCTTCGTATTCCCACGAAGTTTTAACAATAATTGTTCCATCCTGGTTGTACAGTTTTGCAACATCTGTAATAAACTTGTATCGATTAAATTGACGAGTAAACTGGTAATTAAGAACTACCTCATTTTGTTCAGCTAATGGCTTATCTTCAAAAGTTACAGGAGACATTGATACAATATCAGGACCAGATACAAAAGGATCTTTTATTGCAGCATGTTGCCATTCGTCTGCTCTACGAATATCCCTAGATACTATCTTAGATTTACCATCTTGCTCATTACCGTAAGGCTCTCCTTTATACTGCTTTCTCCATTCTTTTACCTTCCCTACAGCTTCATTATGTAAGGGGGTAGCAGCTTTCAAGTCTTCCTTAAGGAATTCCAGTATTTCTGATTCTTTTAATTTCTTATCCATTCTAGTTGCCTAAATTAGGTTCTACTTCAAAGCTGTTAATTCTTGAAGGCCCACTCCATCCGTTACTTAACGTAAAACTTACTTGCATCATATAAGTACCGTGCATAGTTAGATCACCCTCCACAGTGGCTATGTAAACTAGCCCGTCAGTACCGTCATTGCTGAGTAACGCTGTACGCGCAATAATGGTGTTATCTGGTCTCTGTACCTTCATGACTAGATCAGTAGCAGAAGACATATCTACTACTTCTTCTTGATTGCTTTCAGCAGACCATTCTACAACCTGTGCCTCTATTACAGCTCCTACAACACCGACTTGCAAGACTTCTTCGTTTATCATGAATTAACCTTTAATGTTTTAAATATCCTGTCAGCAGTACGGACTATCGATACATTATAAAAACCACAACGGACTACTGTAGTCGAAGAAGTAGTTACTACACTTCTGACACCTGTTTTACGGCTAATGGTTAGAGGTACTGTAATTTTCATACTCTCACCCTAGTAGTTAAAAGAGTGGTTACAGACACTTTCAGTCTGACTATAATAGCACCTGCTTTAGCGACTACAACGTCAAACCAATGAGCATCTTCATCGTAAGCGTCTGTACTAAAGCTGTCTCTGTCGTAGCTTGCCACTAAGGAGAACCTCTCCATCTGTTAGTCTTGATCCCTTCACCATACAGAGTAGCGTTGTTCTTAGACCTGACATTCACATCTAGCTCATTATTTTTAGTAAAAACCATCTGGTCTGTCTTAGCTTTTATTGGGTCTAAGCGAGACGCTACTTCCTGTCCTATATCAGTAATATCATCAGGAGTAACAGAAGAGCCTACTGATACCGTAATAACTTCTACTTGTTTAGGTGTGTATATGAAACTTACTGCGGATGAAGGACTCAGATAAGAAAGGTCAAAACATTTTTCACCTTCTTTACCGTCATCTGTAATAATCTTATGTCCTGTAATCTCTAGTGTTTGGGTAGTGTCGTAAGGAACAATTCGAGTACCGTCAAGCAATATTGCGTATCTTTCAGTGTACTTGCCAGGCCCAATATTGACATACCCTTCCATACTGATGAAGTTACTACAGGCCTTTAAGTCAGTACTGAGTCTTCTAAGTGTTCTGACTTCTCTGTAGATATCAATAGGCTCTATGACAGAATCTACCGTATCTGGATGCAGATAAATCAACCTATTAAATCCGTCTATGTGAGATATTACAGGCATATGCTCAATTACATATTAGCTTCAGCAGGAGGGATGCAAGAAGCATTAACGGTAGTATCAGCAAGAGTCATGATAGTCTCTGACTGTGCTACACCACCATCTCCATCACAGATAAAAATAACATCTACAGAACCGTCAGTTGTGAAGTCATGCTGGAAACTAACAAATGTGTTAGAGCCTGAAATGAAAGGAGAGCTTGAATCTGCATCACCAGACACAACGTTACCAGAAGCATCTTCGTATTCTACATAGCCAGCAGTGTTATAGCCGACTACATGAAAAGCATGGAACCAAGCTAATGGGTCGTCAATAGCACCTTGACCTATCTCGACAGTGACAGGAGTGTAGATTGGATAGACACAAGTTGTTTGGCTATCGTCTACGTATTCCAACCGAAGCAAGTCAGTTCCGCTAAGTCCTTCGATAAATACACCCAATGTATTGCCTTCACCAGATACAGGAGTGATCTTGCCTGTTGGAGAGTACTTGTACCATGTGTTGTACTGCTTACCGTTAAGAAGCGCTTCACCCGTAGTTACAACGGCATCTGCTTGAGCTACGGCATCAAGGAAAGCAATTACCTGATTTAAACTACCACCAGCAGGGTTTCTGACTACCCAAGTAAAACTTCCATCTGGTCCTGCAAATCCGGTCTGCACTGAAGGAGTAGCTAGTTTCTCCAAAGACATCTGGTCCCAAGGGGATATGGGTGACGTATATACATCCGCTAATGGGTAAGTAGCTTCACTGGTTGTTAGATGAGAGTCTTCGTTAAGTGCTGCACCTGTAGAGAAACCGCCAAGCTTGGAAATACCTAACGTACCGCTGGTATCTATCCTGTCGTAGTTATTGCCGTAGGTTCTTACAGACAGGTAGTGGCTGGAAAACCTGTTGTCAAAATCTCCATTACTGGCATCACCGTATACCTGAATAGCCTGATCCACATTACCGGCTTTTGAATAGTCTACAGCAGTACCGAATTGAGAGGTTTGATAATACACATTAGAGGCTGAATCAATTTGTCCTAGCCCTTTGACATTGAAGTATATCCTGTTAATGGTATCGCCAGTTTTCTCATCCCACCCAGAACCCCTATGCATATTTCTTGTAGCATCGTTTAAAGGGGCACGTCCATTCACGAAACTAAAAGCACCACCATCACGGAACTTGGCATGAGTGAATCGTGCAAAAGGTCTTCTGGTAGGGTTAAGTCTGCGGATTCGTGTTTCAAACGCATACAAAGCTTCTAACTTAAGACCATCATCCCTACTCAAAGGATTAGGGTCTGTAGCCCCACCTCCATGAGATGTTAAGTCTAATGTAGGATAGTCTGTAGAGTCTCCGTAATCTACTGTTCCGGTTGTGTAATCAAAATACACGTTACCGTCAGTGAATGAATTAGAACTCGCTAAAAATAGTGAGGTCGTGTAGTTGGAAAGGTCTATGGTTGCCAAGAGGTATACTCCTTAAAAATTAGTCGCTAAGTACATTTTCCAGCATATCTGCCAGTCTGTGATTTTCCTCTGTTAATAGCCGTATTTTGTTATTTATCTCAGTAAGACTGTCAGCACGTTCCTTACTATTTTTGTCTTCTAACTCGTCCTTGTACATATTAAAAACACGAATAACAGCATCTTTAACTAAAACAACTTCAGCAGGACTAAAGTGCTTAGGCAGTGTATACAATACTTCACCTCCTAATGAAATAGTCCAAGAACTTGGAACACCATCTACTATTTTTCTATCTGCTTTTATATCAGTTAATGGAAGCATTTTCATCAATCTCCGGTATTATTGTCAAAGTTTGGTCAACTGCCTTAAGTGTAAAGGGTATTTCCTGATCTACATAACCTTCTTTAAATGTTTTAACCACTACTTCATTATCTGTTTCTTTATGTATAAAGTTAAAAGACGTAGATGAATTTTCACTACTTCCTAATAAAGTATCGTGATTATGGAGATTTTCTATTTCATTGTCATAGATTTCTACAATAGAACCTTCTATTAAGCCATCTATTGTAAATGTGGACTGTACTTGGTCAATAGGATACAGATTAGATGCTTGGTCAATCAAAGACGTATTAGTATGGATAACAAGACCGTCTATACTCTCTACTGAATCAAGAGCTGTTAATCTTACTTTAAGTCTAATACCTCCTACCATTCCGGTAATACTGGTAAGATTGCTAGGTGTTCTTAGGTCCAACCAAGTACCATTAAACCCTGTACCCGTTGTGTACTGAAATTCGATAGTAACGTTTGAACTTCCCCATTCATCCGTTCCGTCCGATGCCGCACCAGAACCTTTGGAAGTCGTATAAACTCCTGTAAAAGAGTTATGCCCTTTAGCGGAATAAAGCATATCAAACTCAATCACATCCCCAGCTCCCAAATCTACTGTACCGTCTTTAAAAAACTTAGGGTCTCCTGAAACAACCGTATAGGCATAAGTGGTAGTTTCTGTCTTAGGTGTAAACATCAAGAATATAGCTCCTGACGTATCACTCCTGAAGCAGTCGTGGAAGTGTGATCCATAAGAGGCGGGTAAGTCTGAATCAATACCTCCTGACGATGATGAAAAACTTCCACTACCGCCATGAAGACCTTTTATTTTTATATTGTCTCCAACTTGAGGGTGTAAGACATTTCCATAATTACCTGAGCAGTTAGTAATAGAGAAATTCCTGGAAGTAGTAGGAGCTTGAAAGAAACCTTCGCTAGATACGTTCTGTATCCAACATCTTGCAATATCTACATCACTAACTAGACCTTCAGCAATTAAGAAGAATTCTGCATCTGTACCGAAATCAATCTTTTCATCTATCATTCCTACAGCACGTATTTTAATGCCGGACGAGTCTACAACTCTGCATAAGGTATTACCTCCCATACCATTACCGAGTATTTGGATACCTTTAAACTTTACTTGATTAGAATTAAGGGAAATCCTAACCATATCCCTTTCTTCCTGTGCAAAAGTCTCATCCACTGTTGCAGACATTATTAGGTTGGTAGAGTCCAAATCCTCACAACCTCTTATGTACAACAACTCATCCCTTTGGTCGTGGTCAGTTGCTACAACAATATTATTTTCTAATACTACTTGCTTTGATGATTCAAAATTTAGAGGGTAAGTCTCGTTTCCATCATTGACTGTTAATCCTCCCATACAGTAAACACTATTTTTAATATCTACACCTAATGATGTAGTACAGCCTATGTGGAAAGAAGCAACTTGTCCTGCGACAACCAGACATTCATTAATAGTTGCACCAAACACAAGATCGACTGCTCTAAAAGCAAATCGTGTACTAACCCAGTCACCACCACTAAGTAGATTGTTACAAGCCACACAATTGTTGTATATAGCCTTAGAACCACATGCCTGTGATCCCATCTCCATATTACTACCGACATACTCAGCTTCAAATTTGGAAGCAGACGAACAACCTAACCAAGAAGAACCTACATTCATAACACTAAACAGGACTTCTCCTGCGCTAGAAGTGTTTAAGTTGTAAGGGTTGCCTTCAGAAGAACTTCCATCAAAATAGGTATTCCCTGAATTAAAACTAGAAGAATCAGCAGTGCTGAAGTGAACATTCGGTATTCGGATATCACAACCACTAGGCGGTATCCATCCACCTAAAGTTAACGTATTAGATTGGTAAAGGTGATCAAAAACAAAACCCCCCATACCTGTAGGCATTTCATTAAGTCTAGACACTCCACCTGTAGAGCAGTTGCCAAACTCCATATAGACACCTGCTTCTTTAACATCCTGGACGGCTGTAGCTGTCCACACCTCTTGAAAGTCTGGTCCTTCGTTATCGACGACCTTTCTAACAGATATCGTGTCATTATCAGCAAAAGAGCCTATAAGGTATTTCACTACGAGGTAGGTAGGGTGTACTTCCTTAATAGGTCCAGCAGGGTCTTTAGAGCCGTCTAAGTAGACAAAATCCCCTACAGAGGGGCTAGTACCGGTAGGGTTAGTAAAATCGATTCTACGGCCTGTCTCTATCCATATAGCAGGTATGACATCCTCGAACTCACCTCCCCAATATGAGGACAAGGAGATTGACTGGTTATCCGTACCGTCTGTTGTTCCTAAAGAGTACCAATCTCCTGTCACTCTAAGAGTACCTTGTCCTCCTACAGTAAAACTTTCTCCATAAGCTCCTGTAAAATTAATGACATTACCTGAAGATATGGAAAGTCCATCAATATGTAACTCCCCATCGATAATTATTTCACCAGGAAGTACAGAAGGTGTTTCTGTACAAGTAAGCGTAACTCCTTTATCTATTGTTATAGAGTCTCCGTTAGTAAGACCTGCGGCTATAACAGATTCCAAGTCAGTATTTGAACTGACTGTTTGGTTACTCATTTATTAGCCCTTTGGTCAATCCGGTCTAGCCTACTAGAAATTGTAATAGTCAGTTCATCCATACGACCGTTCTTGTACGCCTGTTCAATTAAAGTGTCTTGTAGTTTGCTAAGGATATCGTCTTGTACTTTTTGTTGTTGTGAGTACTGGGTAACTAGAAAATTAGCTATTGTTACAAATATGGCGAAGCCAGCAAGCAAGGTAGGCCAAGAAGTTCTTTGACTTTGATAAACCTTATCATAAACCTTACTGACTTCATCGGAAACAGTATTGTGTATATCTCTAAACCCGTCATGCACAGAATCCGACAAATCATTAACAGATGACGCTATTTGTCCAACAGATCTTGAAAGGTTGGCAATGTCCATCTCGTTCTTAACCAACCGCGTATTAAAGTCTAAGTTATCTTCTACCATTACTTAAACATTCCGTTTATAGCTTTTACCGAGTTTTCACCTCTAGACATAAACCACCAAGACACCGCCATGATAGCTAGGTAAATCATAGAGCTGATCAAATAAACATAAATCTTAACAAGCAGCTCTGTATCATCACTTACAATACCGCCTACCTGATGCTGCAATACTGCAAAAACACCTACAACAAAAAGGAAAAGTGCCCAAGTCAAAGTAGGTCTGGTCAACTTACGGAAGTTATCAATCCATGAATCGCCTAAGTTGGAGTTAGCAGCTACAACACCCTCCTTGAAAGTCTCAGCAGCTAATCTTTCCATATCTGCTTCATGCTCAATCTCTGCCAATTCTTGAGCTATCTCACCTTCTTGCTGAGCCATATCAAGCTTATGCTTAGCAGCCGTTATGGAGGCTTTAAGTTCAAATTCAGCAGCTTTAGCTTCAACCTCAGACATAGCTAATTCATGCTTGTTAGAAATGATCATCTGCAACCTGTTCTCACGTTTAGTCAGATAACCACCTATAAGACCGCTTATGCCTGATAAGAAAGTACCTACCGTCGAGTCTGCTAGAACATCTATAAGAAAAGACATCACACCACCTTCAATATAAAGTTAGAGTTGTTCAAAAGTTTTCCTAGTTTGGTTAGAGCCATCCTGCTTCTTAGTACAGCAAATAGTCCTCCTAACCGCCCTTTTTTAAGTCCCAATATTACACACCCTCTAGAATGCCTAGCTAAATTACCGTTATGTATCAGCACTCCTGATCTATTATTGACATTCCTGATGTGGTAAACCTTTCTGTACTTTCCTGACGCACTTCTAGGCAGATACGTGCATAGGTACTGCCCTGTCGGTATACACGAGACATTACGCCTATTGTTCCTCCAAGGAGGTTCTATAGTGTGAAACATGCAGCCCCCAACTATAAGAACCCCTAAAGTACAACTATTCGTATACTTAGTTCGTACCAAAAACCCTTTTTGTGTAGGTTTATTCATGAACTTTCTAAACAAATCCACGCATAGTAAATTTATCGCTACTTAGAGAATTAGCGTTATAAAGACCATTACTTTTAATATTATGACAACTTCTATCAAACCTTTGATAATGGGAGTTGTTTTCTTTATTCAATTCTCCACTAATAGCGCCATGACCTCTATAACCTACGTAGTGGAATAGAGCTTCAATAAATTGGGGAGGGAGGGGTATTTGTTGTTTTTCATGTACAAGAAAGGAAGGGGCTGCTCTGTAAGTAACCAGTAAACTCTTTCCTTCTTCCGGGGAATCAACTTTTATTCGGTTGTACTGGGATACTTGAATTCCTTCTTTACTGTCCATTAGGTGTGTTAATTGTTCCTCTCCGTCCGCCTCTTCTATTATGTCCTCTATGTCTAAAATATCGTGACCATCTAGATCAATAGCCACATCAATATCTTCTCCATCTAAAACGTATTCTTTTTTACCACTTCTAAGAGTAACTAGCGCTTCACCTCCTAATAGTCGAAAACGTTTATGAATTTCTAGGATACCTAAGTTAATAAAACCTAACACAGCGTTTTTATCGTCTTTTACATGCAACTGGTTAAGCTCTGCATTTTTTAGTAATTCAATAGCTTCACTGACATTCATTTACGTATCCTTAGAATATTGTACTACCGACTGAATTAAGCTCTTCATCGTAGTCTTCATCAAACCATGCAAAAGATTCACCGCCATAGTCTTTAACTTTAGGCAAAGATTCCTGACTTGGTTTATAAGGCGACATTTCCATAAGCATAGAAACACCGTCCAATACATCGTCATTCTTAGCTGCACACTTTTCCTCGGTAGTGTATCTAAATTCTTCTAAAAGCTCTACTACCAGCTCGTGATTCTTAAGTTCTGTTGGAAGCCATAACTTCTTTGCCTTAATTACAGGTAGAAATAACTTAAAATACTCAATCTTTTTACCGGACCGTCTAATACCTTCAGAGTTAGGACCAGCAAGATTAAAGTAGGTATTTTTTTCAATCTGTTTTTCTCGTATCCACTCAATAAACCCTTTTTGCTGTCCATTAATCTCAATGCCTACGGAAAGGGGCTTATAGACACTACAGAACTTAAACAACTGTTCAATGTTCTTATCCATTAACTGTCTTTTACATATACCGTCTACAAGCATCCAATCTCCGTTATTAGTGTAAGCCCAAACCATAATGACACTATAGTCTGCTTTTGGTCTATTGCTCGTAGCAAAGTCTGTAGTTATATAAAAGTTGTAGCGGGATTTATTAATAAATACTTTATCCCTGCTATACCAAACTAAATCATCGTCCTTGACCAGACGATCCTCTTCAGAAGCAACCCGCAACATTAACTCCCTATTGAACATATCAATTTTTCCAGATTCCAGCAAAGAGGTGTACTCTCTTTTAACAAAATTAAAGTCAAACCTGTCAGGCCAAGCACCCCTAAAATCTTTCTTTTCTACTGGAAACTGTTCGCATACGGGGTAAACCCTAGTATTCCACGATTTTGATTCTGCTGCCGAATGTATAGGATCGGATTTGTTAAAAGGAGTTCCTGTCCAAGATAATAGACGCTTACCTGGCCCCATAGCCTGCCTAGCAGCCCCATACACTAAGTCCTCTATATCACTAAGTACGCCAGGGGAATTAACATTATTTTCTGATAGCAGATCATCTAAGTGACAAGTAGAAGGTCTCTTTTTCCTGTACTTAAAACCCCTAATCCTGGAACCTACAGCAAATCCCCCATAACCCAGCCTTTTACCGTCTATATTCTCAAACTCCCACAAATCTTCCGTAAACTTGGTTTTAGGAACATACTTCTGAAGAAACTGAGAAGTTTCCCATCTCTCTTCTAAGTTCTTCCTCATATTCTTAACGCCATTTTCCATCGTATCGGAAATGTACATTCCTGCATGTACTTCACCAAATCCTTTAAGCCCTCCGTAAGTAGCCAAATAGAGAATGAAGTATTCATGCAGTACAGAAGTGTTATGGGTTACTAAGTAATCCTTAGCTAAAAAAGACTCACTAGGGCAACTAACAGTAATACACTTAGAAGGTACTACAGGCACTTCTTCAATACCTATAACCTCCAGTTTTCCTGAACAGGGAACCCATTCCTTTACTTTATCGGGGAAACTGTAAGGGCACTCTTCCATGTGTACTACATCGTCCTTGACATACCCTCCAAGACTATTAACAAGCGTCACTACCTGTGCTTTCAGAGCTTCTTCTAACTCATCGAGGTTGGAAGTATCCATAATCCCCTGTAACAGCTCCATACGCTGCTCTTTAGATGCATAGAGGTAGTCTTCATGGAATGTTCGATCTTCTATGTTTACAACCTCTCTCAGAGCCTTATGTACGCCTTTTATATGAGTTAGGTAGGAAGGCATGATATGTTTATCTTGCATGTGAGCAGGGTAAGGGATTTTATCAATAATGTGTAAACCTAACTCCTTACTGACATTAAGCACGGGTGAGAACGTATGCTTTGGAATAACAGCATTACTTAATATGCATCCTAACGTATAAGGATCGACAGGAAGCTTCTTGTGGTCGTAAAGAACACCTTTAGATAAAGGGATATAAAACCTTTCACTAATATTAAGTAATTCCTTAGTAGGTACTACTTTTTCAGCACCTTGTTCGTCTACAACGATATTAAGATGATCTTCACATACATCTAAAAACCTTCCATCTTCCAACGAAATTCTATAGACAGGTTTAATAAATATCGGACTAACGCTAGTGACCTCCGTCGCACCTCCGTTACGACTAAATATGTAATCCCCTACTGCTATTTCCTTCATCGTCTTATACCCATAAGGCGTAGGGATAGGTGTCGTTAAAGGAAGTGCTTTAGATGCTCCCCTGAAAGCTACAAAAAGGTTTTGGATATGTTTAGAAGTACCTGAGAACTGGTCCATCATATCGTAATGTATTAAAGCAGGCTTATTCTCTTCGCCTTCTACACCGTTAACCAACTTAATAAAAGCAATAAACTCAAGAGCAAAAGGGGAAGGGACATAACCTTTACCCAGATAGGAGTAATCAACCTTATTCAGTAACGCCTCAAGACCTCTTTCACTCATCGGCTTCTTCCGGCGTTACATCAATAATGATACTTTCAGAAATGTCATTAAGAGGAATACCTGCCTTAACGGAATTCATTTCACTTATTGCCAACTTCTCTGCTGCTTTACGCAAATCATCAATAACGGATGTTGTTTCATCATCAAACCCTATTTCAAGCTTGGTCTCATCTGGCTTAAGCTCTCTAATAAGGACTTCCGATGCTTTTTGCCTTACATGATCTGACTTGGAATTCCTCATTAACTTAGCTTGTGTCTCAATAGCCTCTAAGAGCACATGCCTAAATAATAACTTAACAGGTTGTGAAGAAAATTCCCGTATCTTGTTAACTATGGCCGAAGTATTGTACCTACTGGCCTCATTCCTGATAACAACTTCATAAGTTTCGGGATTAACCTCTCTCCGCCTCTCAGCCCTGTCAGGAAAAACCTTCATATAACTTTGCGTTAAATTATAGCCAGACTCCAAAAGCGTATAGAACTTAACAGCATTTATGTAATGCTCCTGCTTAAACCGGGAACTGCTGCTAATAGCCTCCATATTTTCAATATAAATATGTACAAACTCTTCACCGTACTCAGGGTCCTTAGCAATCTTATTCAAAGTATCGACGTGCTCTTGCTTTAAATACTTAGCCTGTACACTATTCAAGTGCTTCTTAACAATCGGCAGCGTTAACTCATTCATAACTCAACAACCCATTAACAATATCGTATCCACTCTTATCAAGCTCAGGACAATACGGATCAACCGAATCCTTAAACCTTCTCAAAAATACTAACAATCTAACCTCATCAACTCCCCTAAACATCTCAGTGCTTCCTTGTACCTTATGTTCACAAGAATACCTATTCCTATCTAAAATCCTGTGGATATACTTCTCCACTTCTTTCGGATTATAGCAAGCCATATCCAACCGCAATTCCGCATAAGGAACGTATCGGTACTTAACAAACCAAGACCTTAACAACTCCATCATACGGTCAGTAGCTCTGTCAGAAAAGCACATTCCTATCTTGTGGATAATTTCTCCGTCAGGTAACTCCATTCGGATTACGTAAATCCTTCCCATATCTTTTCTAGTAAAGAAACTCAAGTAATACCTCCGGTTATGTTTCCGATAATTTAACACACATTAGTGCATATCGTTAAATCAGGGGCTATGTACATTATTTAAAAATTTACTTCTGCATATTATTTTAAAAATTTTCTACGCATATTATTTTAAAAATTTTATTTCAAAATTACACATATTATTTTAAAAATTTTCTGAGGCAGTAGATAGGACAGGGGACACAACGTACCCTGCTATCCCCCCGTACATTCTGTATGGGTCCCATTTCATTAGGAGATAACCATGACTACACAAACTTGGTACAAAGAAAACCTTCTTACGTCAACATCTGTGA